TTTATACACATTAAGGAGTTAAGTGAAAAAGGTATACACGGCGTTAGAACGAACTTGGCAGGTTTTGATAACTATCTACCTGGTGGCATTGCTCCTGGTCAATTTGGCATTCTTCTTGCTTACCCTGCCATTGGTAAGTCTTGGCTCGCTATTTTTATGGCTGTACAAGCGTGGAAAGCTGGCAAGAAACCGTTAATAGTTTCTCTTGAAATGACAGAGAAGGAAGTTAGAAATCGTGTCTACACAATTATGGCTGAAGGATATTTCTCACATAGAAAATTAAGTGCAGGTATGATTGATATTGAAGGCTTTGAAAATTGGGCTAAGCAAAATTTAAAAGATAGACCACCATTCTATATCATTTCTAATGATGGTCTTGCAGATGTATCTCCTTCTGTTATTAGAGGAAAGATAGACCAGTACTCACCAGATGTTGTATTTGTTGACTATATTCAGTTAATGAATTCAAATCAAGGAAATGATAATGAAGTTGTAAAGATTAAAAATATTTCTAGAGAATTAAAAGTTCTTGCAATTTCCTCTCAAGTTCCGATTGTTGCAATTGCCTCCGCTACCCCTGATGATGCTACAGACATGAATAGTGTCCCCTCACTTGGTCAAGTAGCCTGGTCAAAGCAGCTAGCATATGATGCTGACTGGGTTTTGGCTTTGGGTCGTGCGACTGGAAGTACAATTCTTGAATGTATCTTTAGAAAAAATCGTCACGGATTTTGTGGAGAATTTATGGTAGATATTGACTTTGACTCAGGTCGCTTTATTTATAAGGATTTTGAATAAAACTGGTTAATTCCATTGATATAATTGATGGTATGTACGCTCACAAGTCAATAAAAAGATTTAGCCTAGATGGTGAAATTTATGATGATTCCCACATCATAAGACTTAAAGAACAGTACTACAGCATGATTGTCGCTGGAATGAGATCTGATGGATATGTTCCAAGATATGATATTGACACAGACTTTACAATTAGTTATAATGGTAAGACATTTAATTTTGAAATATCAATATACGGCGTATATGTAGGAAAGAGAACAGCAGAGTGTATATCAGGGATAGACAAAAACAAGCCAGTAATGGCTACTTCTACTCAGAAGATCAAGTCAGAAGAAGTCTGCTAACTGCAGGTATTGATGTAGTCTATGAAGTAGAATCTGACTTTATAATCTTTTGTCCATATCATAATAATTATAGATCACCTGCTGCAGAAATTTCAAAAGAAAGCGGATTATTCTATTGCTTTGGATGTCAAGAATCTCATTCTCTTATTGAAGTAATAATGCATGTAACTAAAAGATCATATTTTGAATCTGCAAGGATGATTGATTCTAAGTCAGAGAATGTTAATTTTGTTGAAAGCATTGAGGCAAAGCTTAATAAGAAACCAGACTTTGTTGAATTTGATAATGAATTAATTAAAAGATTAAACACTTCTGCACTCAATTCACAAAGAGCTGCATCCTACTACCTTGGTAGAGGAATTACAAAAGATAGTGTTGAAAGGTATCTGCTTGGATACTCTGAGTCTCAAGACATGGTTACAATACCAGTACATTCGCCAGATGGAATGTGTTTAGGATTTGTTGGCAGGTCTGTAGAGGGCAAAGAGTTTAAGAATACTCCAGGACTTCCAAAAGCAAAGACAATGTTTAATTTGTTTAGAGCAAAAAGATTTGATAAGGTATTCGTTGTAGAGTCATCATTTGATGCAATACGTTTAGAGCAAGTGGGAGCACACGCTGTAGCAACTCTAGGTGCTTCTGTTTCAGGAAAACAAAGAGAACTACTGAAACAATATTTTAATAATGTAATTATTTTAGGAGATAACGATGATGCTGGAAGAGAGATGGCTAAAAAGCTATCAAACATTCTTGGGTCAAGTGCAATAAATGCAATCCTGCCAGAATCAGTAAAAGATGTATCAGAATTATCAGATGAAGAATTAAAAAAGTTTGTGTCACAATTTGACGATCTTGTGGCTAATGTGTTACAATAGAACAACTGTCCATGTATAGGACAAAATATTAGGAGAAAAAATGGCAATTGTAAAAGGGCTAAAAAATATCGAAGCAATGCTAGATAAGCCAAAATTTGAAAATAATGGTCCACGAGTAACGTGGCTTAAACTAGAAGATAATCAGAGTGTATCCGTTCGTTTTGTAAATGAACTTGATGGAGATTCACCAAGCTATGACGAAAAGAATGGTCTTGCCATTGTCGTTTCTGAGCACACAAATCCAAAAGATTATAAGCGTAAGGCAGCTTGTTCTGCTGAAAGCGAAGGTCGTTGCTTTGGTTGTGAAATGCACAGAAAAGATATGAAGGCTGGCTGGAGATCTCGTCTACGTTTCTACATCAATGTTTTAGTTGATGATGGTGTAAATGATCCATATGTTGCTGTATGGAGCATGGGTGTTGCAAAGTCTGCAACCTTTGATACAATTCGTGAGTATGTTCAAGATTCGCAAAGTCTTTCAAGTATGACATGGAAGCTAAAGCGAAATGGTAAGGGAACTGAGACAACCTATATTCTAATTCCAATTAAGCAGGATGAGGAAAAGTTTGATTGGTCTAAGTACGAGATCCCAGACCTTGAAGTAGTTGTAAAGGAAGTTCCTTACGCTGAGCAAGAGTCTTTCTATCTTGGCTTTGACAATCCATCTGTATCTACTTCTGTAGATTGGTAATTGTGGTGGGGGAGAAGTACTCCCCCACCCTATACAACTGAAAGGTTAAAATGACTTACGTTCCACTACACGTTCATACCCACTACTCCTTAATGGATGGGGTTGCAACTCCAGAAGAGTATGCAAAACGTGCTTCTGAAATTGGGCTATTAGCAATTGCGATAACTGACCATGGCGTTCTGTCTGGTCACAGACCTATGTACAGGGCTGCAAAAGCAAATGGCATTAAACCAATTTTGGGTATTGAAGGATATATAACTGCAGATAGATTTGATAATAGAGACAAGTCTGAAAGAACAGAACCCCTTGATATGGTTTATAATCATATTGTTCTTCTTGCAAAAAATGACAAGGGCTTAGAAAATTTAAATAAACTTAATGAACTTGCTTGGACTGAAGGATATTACAGAAAGCCAAGAATTGACTTTGAAATATTGTCAAAGTATAGAGAAGGTGTAATAGTTTTATCAGCATGTATGAGTGGACTTCTTGCAAAAGCAATTGAGCATAAAGAATATGCTGCTGCAAAAAAACATATGACTTGGTTTAAAGAAAATTTTGGAGATGATTTTTATGTAGAAGTCATGCCACACAATCCTGCTGAATTAAATAAAGAACTTTTGGAAATGGCAGATACATATAATGTTAAGCCAGTAGTAACTCCTGACTGTCACCACTCTGACAAGAGTCAAAAGGTAATTCAGGAAATGATGCTGCTTTTAAATACTCATGCAAAGCTTAATAAGGAATCTACTTTTGACAAGGCTTCAAAGATTGAAGACCCTATGAAAAGACTTGATTATTTGTATGGCGAAGATAGAATGATGTCTTTTAGAAGTTTTGACATTCACTTGCTTTCCTATGAAGAAATTAAATCAGCAATGCAACAGCAAGGTATTAAGCGTGAAGACATTTATGAAAATACTGTTGAGATTTCAAACAAGGTAGAAGAGTATACTATTAAGAGTAATCTAGACCTTCTTCCAATAAAGGTAGAAAATCCTAATGAAGAACTTCTTGCACTTGCTTCCAGGGGTCTAGTTCTAAAAGGTCTTTCTGAAAATAAAGAATACCTAGACAGATTAAACCTAGAACTTGAAGTTATTAAAAGCAAAAACTTCTCACCCTATTTTTTGGTTGTTCATAATATGCTTAATTGGGCAAAAGATCAGGGCATCATGGTTGGTCCAGGTCGTGGTTCAGCAGCAGGTTCTTTAGTTTGTTATGCATTGGGAATTACAGAAATTGATCCAATTGAATATGGTCTTTTGTTTTTCCGTTTTATTAATCCAGATAGAGATGATTTTCCAGACATTGATTCTGATATAGCAGATGATAGAAGAGATGAAGTTAAGGCATACCTTGAACGTGAGTACAAGAATGTTGCATCTATTGCCACATTCCTTGCATTTAAAGATAAGGGCGTTGTAAGAGATGTTGCCAGAGCATTTAACATTCCTCTTAATGATGTTAACAAAGTTCTTAAGGGAGTGGATAGCTGGGATGATTTTACAAGATCAACTAATGCTCAATGGTTTAGAATGAAGTATCCTGAAATTGTTAAATATGGAGAGCAACTTCGTGGAAGAATCCGTGGAACTGGTATTCATGCTGCAGGTGTAGTTACTGCAAAAGATTCAATTTTTAAATATGCACCACTTGAAACACGAATTGCACCAGGAAGCAAGGAAAGAATCCCAGTAGTTGCAGTAGATATGGAAGAGGCTGCAGAGATTGGTCTAATCAAACTTGACGTACTTGGTCTAAAAACTCTTACTGTAATTGACCAGACTATTAAAACAATTAAAGAACGCCACGGAACAGAAATAAACCTTAAGCAGATACCTCTAAATGACAAGAAAGTCTTTGAGATGCTTTCTGAGGGGCGTACAAAGGGTGTTTTTCAGTGTGAAGCAACTCCATATACAAACCTCTTGGTTAAAATGAGAGTTAGTAACTTCGATGAACTTGTTGCATCAAATGCCCTTGTTCGTCCAGGTGCTATGAATACGATTGGAAAGTCTTACATTGCTCGTAAACACGGTAGAGAAATGGTTGAATATATTCACCCGTCTATGAACGACTATCTAAAAGATACCTATGGTTGTGTATTGTATCAGGAGCAAGTTATGCAAGCTTGTGTAGTTCTTGGTGGGATGACCATGGTTGAGGCTGATAAGGTTCGTAAGATTATTGGTAAGAAAAAAGATGCTAAAGAATTTGACATCTTTAAAGATAAGTTTGTTAACAATGCAGAAAAGCATATTGGTATTAGAGCAAAAGATCTTTGGCATGACTTTGAAGCACACGCAGGTTATTCGTTTAACAAGTCTCACGCTGTTGCATACTCAACACTCTCATATTGGACTGCTTGGTTAAAGTATCATTATCCAATTGAGTTTATGTTTTCTCTTTTAAAGAGTGAAAAAGATAGCGATACTCGTACAGAGTATTTAATTGAATCAAAACGTATGGGGCTGTCTTTAAAACTTCCACACATCAATGAGTCTGATGCAGACTTTAAGATTGAGGGTAAGGGGATTAGATTTGGTCTTGCTGCAATTAAGTGGCTATCAGAAGGAGTTGCTAATAAGATTATTGCTGGCAGACCTTTTGATTCTAAAGAGCAGTTTAAAAACTTTGCAATTAAAAAAGGCAGTGGAATTAATTCAAGAGCAGTAGAAGCGTTAGATCTTATTGGTGCTTTAACATTTGAAGATAATCCCAGAGATGAAGTAAAGGTTAGAGAAAATCTTTATGAATATCTAAATCTTCCAGAATTAAATACAAGTGTTCCTCAACATTACTATGCATACATAGATCTTGTAGAAGACTTTGATGAACAGGGAGTATTTGTCTTACTTGGCATTGCAAAAAATATTAAGCGTGGAAAGGGGTGGTCAAGAGTAGAAATTATGGACTCAACTGGCGTTATTGGAATCTTTGATGATGAAGAAACTAAGATTGAACCAGGAAGAACTTATTTAATTCTCGCAGGTGCAAATAGAATTTCTGAGGCTATTCCAATTGATGAACTAAAAGAGCATAAAGAAAATCCACTTATAAAGTTTTTAAATTATAAGCAGATACCATTTGCAAATGATGAACACTTTGTGCTATCATTTACTCCTAGAGTTACTAAAGCTGGAAAGAGAATGGCTAATATGATTGTTGCCAATAGTTCAAGAGAAATGACTGCTGCAATGGTGTTCCCAACAATGTTCTCTACTGGATATATGAAGTGCCAGCCTGGAAAAGTAGCAAAGATTAATTTTGGTGAAACAAAAGAAGGAACTATTACATTGAAGGAAGTATTATAAATGGCTATTATTATTGATGAATTTGCAGCAGTATTACATGCAAATGCAAGAGACAAGGGATTCTGGGATGACAATAACGGAACGATCTTTTATCTAAAGCAACTTGCAATGGTGCACTCAGAGGTCTCTGAGGTGCTTGAAGCAATACGCAAGGAGAAGGGCGATAATCAGGTGGTAGAAGAACTAGCTGACATTATTATTAGAGTCTTAGATTTATATGCTGGTTTAGTTAGAGATGGATATACATCATTGTCTCTTGAAGAGTCTTTAAAAAATAAGGCTAAGATAAATACAGAACGTCCAAAGATGCACGGTGTATTAGCATGAGTAAAATAGATTTAGATGATTTTTTATCTCAGTTAGATCCAAAGTTGCGTAAGAAGATTACAAGTGGGAATACTATTGAGATAACTAAACAAAAGACACCAAGTATTAGTTTGAATAATGCTCTCAAAGGTGGGTTTGGATATGGTCGTCAGGTTCTTATCTGGGGAAACAAGTCTGCAGGAAAGTCTTCATTCTGTTTGCAGATGATTGCAGATGCACAAAAAGATGGAAAGGTCTGTGCTTGGATTGATGCAGAAGCATCTTTTGACCCAGAGTGGGCTAGAAAACTTGGGGTAGATGTAGATCAACTAATTTATTCAAATGCTAGAAGTATGAATGAAATGGTAGATGTTGGAGTCCAACTTATGAAAGCTGGAGTAGACGTTCTAATTGTTGACTCTATTTCTGCACTTCTTCCTGCTATTTATTTTGAAAAGGATTCAGAAGAGTTAAAGCAACTAGAGAATACTAAACAGATTGGTGCAGAGGCAAGAGATATGACCAATGCAGTAAAGATGCTTAACTATGCAAACAATAATGACAAGCCAACCTTGCTTGTTTTAATTTCTCAACAAAGAAATAATATTGGTGCAATGTTTGCCTCCCATCAACCAACTGGTGGACACGCTGTTAAATTCTTTAGTAGCACAATTGTTAAGTTATGGTCAAGCGAATCTGACAATCAGGCAATTAAGGGTAAGATAGTTTCAGGAGATAAGATTATTGAGTCTAAGATTGGTCGTGTAGTTAACTGGCACGTTGACTTTAACAAAACTGGTCCAGCATTTGTTGCAGGTTCTTATGACTTTTACTTTGATGGAGAAGGATCTATGGGTGTAGATAAGATTGCAGACCTAGTTGATACCGCAGAACTTGTTGGTGCTATCCAAAAAGGTGGAGCCTGGTACACTATCGGAGAAGAGCGATTGCAGGGTAGGGCAAAAGTTATTGAGTGGCTAAAAGAAGATCCTAAAAGAGTTTTAGATTTAGAAGCAAAACTAGATGTATAAAAACTTTTCTGAGTACAGAGGAAAGTTCTCTTGTCACTCATGCAAGCAATTAGTGTTAATTGCAAGATTTTATAGAGAAGATATGAAGCTAACTTGGCTTTGTTCAAATAGACATATGTCTGAAGTTATTTTAACAAGGGGGGCATAGTGAGCGAACGTTCAGAACTTAAAAGAGCAGGTCTAAAGGCTCATAAAAATTCTGGCAGAGGTGCAGTAAAAGCTGATGGTAGTGATGATGAATTTGTTGTTGATGTAAAAGAATACAGTAAATCATTTTCCATTAGCCAGGATAACTGGGCAAAAATTGTTACAGATACCTTAAAGGTTGATAGATCTAAGAACCCAGCACTAATGCTTGTTATTGGTGAAGGAAATAGAAAAGTCAGACTTGCTGTTATCGAATGGGAAGTCTTTGAAGAATTGAGGAATAATGGAAACAACGATTGAACTACTAAATCAAGTAAATGGCTTTAATGAAATATCTGAGCATATGCAGGATGATGAACTGACTCAGACCTTAGTGCTAGTTGCTAAGCTAATTTCTAAACCAGATGTTCCTGCAGCAGTTGGGGTTGAACTAATTGTAAAGCTACAAGCATATTCTGCTAAATTTGCAATGCTTGCTTCCTGGTATACTAATGTTAAGAAAGATGAAAGAGCAAAAAAGAATATATACTATTCAGCTAAAGAAGCAACGGATAGACTAGTAGATGCATTAAAATATGCAGTTAGGATTAACAATGGCTAAAAGCCTTATTAATAAGTTGGTTGAAAAACCAAAAAAGAGTGAAGAGAGTTTAATTGATAGTCAGGCAATTGTTGACAAGATTAAAGAGGGATATGCGTTACAAAGAAAAGCATCCTTTAAAAAAAGAGACAGCTTTACACCATCAACGCTAACCTATGGTGCAGGGAAGTGTCCTAGATTTTGGTACTTATGGTTTGAAGGAAATGATTCAGACGTAAAGACAGACTGGTACTCAGTTGCAAACATGGATAGTGGTACTGATCGTCATGGTCGTATTGAAAAGGCTATGGAGTCTGCTGGTATTCTAGTAACCAATGAAGAGCGTTTATCTTATGTAGACCCTCCTATTTCTGGTAGAACAGATGCAATTATTAAGTGGAACGATATGGATATTCTTACTGAAATTAAGACACTTAATGAAGATTCTTTTCATTATCTAAACGTTAAGGGCGAAGCAAGAAAGTATCATGTTGAACAGCTTTTAATTTACATGAAGATTCTTAAAAAGAGTTTTGCATTCCTTGTTTATGAGTCAAAGAATAGTCATGAACTTTCTTTGTTCCCTGTTAAACTAACTGATCACTATAAGAATTTTATTAATTACTTTTTTGATTGGATGAGAGAAGTAAAGAAGGCATCCGATGACGGTCTTCTTCCTGAAAATCCTTACCGTTCAAACTCCAAAGTTTGCAAGGGTTGTGATTTCGAAACAGTATGTCGCACAAAACCAAAGGGTGATATTAAAATAGCACCAAGGAAAGATCTTGAGTAAATTTTGTAAACTATGCGATAATCATTTTGAAAGCAATAATAAAAATCAAATATATTGCTCACCTGAGTGCAGGGCAACTGCAACAAAGGAAAAGATTATGCAAAGATACAAGGTTTCAAAAGTTAAATCTCGTGCTACAAAGTCAAGAAAATGTGCTGGTGGATGCGGTATAGAAATTAGTATTTATAATGATATTGGTTTTTGTAATAGCTGCATGATGAGCAAAAAAAAGCTTGATCAAACATTGAAAGATATAAAAGGATACTTTGATTATGAGCAAACCTAGTTGGAAAGACATTGGTAAGCCAAAAAGGTTTATGTCAATAGATGCTTCTTCTACATCTGCTGCATTTGCAATATTTGAAAATAATGAGTTGGTTAAATTTGGTAAAGTTAATTTTACTGGAAACGATCATTATAAAAAAGCTGGAGATGCTTGTAAAAAACTTACTCCACTGTTCAAAGAGTTTAATGTTGAAGCAGTTGTAATTGAAAATACTATCTTTGCAAACTCTCCAAAAACATCAATGCAATTAGCTCTTGCACAAGGGGCTATCGTAAGTGCAGCCTACATTAATGGAGTAAAAGATATATACCCATGTGTACCAGTTGCCTGGCAAAACTGGATTGGAAACAAGGTTTTAACAAAAGATGAAAAGCTTGAACTAAGAAAAGAAACTCCTGGAAAGTCAGACTCTTGGTACAAGGGGAAAGAAAGAGAGTTTAGAAAAAATAGAACTATCAGACTTGTCAATATAGAGTTTATGACTGATGTAGATGACAATGATGTTGCAGATGCAATAGCTATTGGATGGTATGCAACAAATAACTGGAATAAGATTACTAAACTTGACTTATAAAGGATATAATGATATTATGAAAATGTACACTAATGAAAATTGGCTAAGAAAAAGATTTTTAATGGACAAGAAAACACCAGAAGATATTGCAAAAGAGTGTGGAGTTTCTGTTGAAACTGTTTATGTCTATCTTGGCAAGTTTGGACTGAGAAAGAGTAGAAGGAAATAATGGCTGAATATCCATCAGAAGCATTCTTTGCAAACAAGAATGAAGATAAGATTAAAAAGATTCTTGAACTTTCTAAAACTGCACCAGCTGGATACAATATCCTTGCTGCCTGTTTAGAAATTACAGAGATGCTACTAGAAAAAAATGTGGCATATGGAAATTCTGCCCTAAACCCTATTCGTATCTTTAGTAATGCAGACGATATGGAACAATTGAATGTTCGCATTGATGATAAGTTAAATAGAATTAAAAATAAAAAGTTGTATGCAGGAGACAATGACGAAGACGATCTAATTGGATACTTGTTGCTAAAGAAGGCTAAAAAGCGTGGCTAAAAGAAAAATAACTTATTTAGATAGGTTTGAAAGAAAGTTCTCAATGATTACTGAGAGTGGTCATGAAGTAAGTAAGGGTGACTTAATTAAGATTACTGGGGAGTATGGGGCTATCTTTAAGTTTCAATGTCTAGTCAAAAATCCCGAAAATGGTGTAGAATGGATAGACTGCTTTCAAATGCTGAAGGATATGTCTGGACCAACTAGGTCTTTTTATCCTGACAGGGTTAAGGCAGTAAAGAAGAGAGGTAAGCGTGTCAAGCGAAGCAGCGTTAGTTAATCATTTAGATCTTGTTAACAAGGTTGCATCAGAGTACCTAAAAGGTTCAGATGCCTCAGAGATTGCAAAAATTTTAAGCCTTCCAAGAGCAAAAGTTACAGAGCTACTTACTGACTGGAGAGTTATGGCTGCAAACAACCAGGCTATCCATGCTCGTGCAAAAGAAGCTCTTGCTGGTGCAGACCAACATTACTCCTCGCTAATTAAAAAAGCTTATGAAGTTATTGACTCTGCAGATCAAACTGCAAATCTAACTGCTAAGACAACATCTATTAAACTTATCGCTGATATTGAAAGCAAAAGACTTGAGATGTTACAGAAGGCTGGACTCTTAGACAATCAAGAGTTGGCAGACGAACTTTTAGAAACAGAAAGAAAACAAGAAATACTTATAAATATTCTTAAAGAAGTAACTTCATCCTGCGACTCTTGTAGACCAAAAGTTTTAACAAAACTTTCTCAAGTTAATGAGGGTGGGGTAGTTGTAATTGACAATTGATATTAGTGACTTTATGGAGGCTCTTGATGAGTCCCCATTTTCAGAAACCCCAGTAGATGTTGTAACATTTGTTACAGGTGAGAAATATTTAAATCAACCACAGTTGTCAGAGTATCAGTATACTCTTGTTGAATGCATGAGCCAAATTTATCAAGAAAAAGATTTGATTAGATTTATGGGTGAATCTGCAGGTAAAGAACATTATAAAAAATATACTAAGAGTGAAATTATAATGCAACTTGGAAAAGGTAGCGGAAAAGATTACACATCTACAGTTGGTTGTTCTTATTTAGTTTACAAGCTATTGTGTTTAAAAGACCCGTCAAGATATTTTGGTAAGCCATCTAATGATGCTATTGATATTATGAATGTTGCTATCAATGCTCAACAAGCAAAGAATGTTTTCTTTAAAGGATTTAGAAGTAAGATAGAGGGGTCTCCCTGGTTTGCAGGAAAGTTTTCTCCACCAAAGATTGATAGCATTGAATTTGATAAAGCTATTACCGTATATTCTGGTCACTCAGAAAGAGAATCTGCTGAAGGTCTAAACTTAATGCTTGCAATTCTTGATGAGATTTCTGGATTTGCAATGGAGTCTGCAAGTGGAAATGATCACGCCAAAACTGCTGACAATATTTATAAAGCATTCCGTGGATCTGTTGACTCTCGCTTTCCAGACTTTGGCAAGGTAGTTCTTCTTTCATTCCCTCGTTTTAAAGGTGACTTTATTTCAACAAGGTATGAAGATGTTATTGCAGAAAAAGAAACTATTGTAAGATCGCACGAGTTTATTTTAAACCCAGCACTATCAGAAGATGATCCACAAAATAAGTTTACTGTGGAGTGGGACGAAGATCATATCAATTCCTATAAACTTCCAGGAGTCTTTGCACTTAAAAGACCAACTTGGGAGATTAATCCTACAAGAAAGATTGAAGATTTTAAATTAGCTTTCTTTACAGATATGCCAGATGCACTAATGCGTTTTGCCTGTATGCCAACTACATCCTCTGATGCTTTCTTTAAAAATAGAGAAAAGCTCGGAATGGCATTTAAAAAGCATAACCCTATTGATGTTGGTAAAAGAATAGAAGAATCATTCCAACCAGATCCTGAAGTAACATACTATGTCCACGCTGACCTGGCACAAAAGCACGATAAGTGTGCCGTGTCTATTGCTCACATTGATAAGTGGGTAAGTCTACAATCGTTTAATGATTACCAGCAAATTGTTCCCTTTGTTGTGGTTGATGCAATTGTTTACTGGGAACCTAAAAAAGAAGGTCCAGTAGATTTATCAGAAGTGAAAAATTGGATTATTAATTTAAGAAGACTTGGATTTAATCTTGGTTTAGTAACATTTGACCGTTGGAATTCTTTTGATATTCAAAGAGACCTAAGTAGTGTGGGCATAAAAACAGAAACACTATCTGTGGCTAAGAAACACTATGAAGATCTTTCTATGCTTGTTTATGAAGAAAGAATAGTTTTACCTCAAATAGATTTATTACTTGAGGAAATGCAGGAACTTAGAATTATGAATAATAATAGGGTAGACCACCCTAGAAAGAAGTCTAAGGACCTTGCAGACGCTATGTGTGGATCTGTATATAATGCAATCAGCCATACAAGAAGAGAAAAAATTCAGGAAGTAGAAATTCATACCTATCAATCTCGTCCCAAAGTTGACAAGGATGATAGTAAAATGGTAAAATCTA